TTGCAGATCTATCTCTAAACACTAGGAATTTATATAACATGGCGAGAGAAATTTATTGTAATTCTGTAACTTTTAGCAAATATTCTTTATGGCATAGGCAGCTCCATTCTGGAGTAGCCATGATCGATTGCGATAAAATCTGCATATGTATAGCTTGTAATGAGCCTCTTTTTTTAGCTGAATTGGTTATGGATGTCGGACAACAGTATAAAAAAGGTCATACTACTACTAAGAAATTGGCCATTAAAGCCAACATTCCAGCTTATATTATTTGGTACAAAGTAGAGAATGACATCATAAAAAGCTTTAAGGTTAAGCGTATTGCTCCCACATATCAAAATGGTTACGATTCAAAACCGATTGATTACCATCCAGATCAATGGCTACAATACTTAGAACATAAGCAGGTAGAGCATTATCCAGAATGTACCCGGAAAGATATTTTTTTAACAAAAATCAAATCATTAGAAGTTACAAAAAGAAAAGCTTATGCGCCAATTCTATCTTAGTGATCCAAAAGTATTTGAGCTAGACTTAACATTGTTTGAGTTCAAGCTTTATAACTATCTTTGTAAGAACTACGATTTAAAAAGATTAACTCCATATGTTCGTATGGTTGATGCTGCTGATTACTTTGCGGTTCCGTTAGATACTATTAAACAATCTTTAAACCGATTGACTTACAAAAGCATAAATTACAAACCATTAATTACACACAAGAATTTTACTTATTTTGATATGCCAAGATACAAACAGTTCTTGGAAAGCATACAATTTAAAAAGAATTATTCCGGATCTGGATATAAAAAAACCGAAATGAATGTTGAAAGATACAAATACGGAGCGTATGAATAATTTAGTTAAAATCTTTGAAGAACAGATAGCAACTCAAGCATATGTGGTTATGATACTTAGTGAAGCTGCGCGCACAGAGCGCTATTTAAGCAAGCCTAGAGCGCCAAGACAGCCGTTAATGTATGACCTGTTGCCAGACTTATCTTATCTCAAAAATGAGCATGGTTACTACAAACCTAAGATGGTACTGAGAGCATCTCCACGACAGATACAGAGATGGGAGTTTGCTATCGAATGCTTACTCATGATTAAAGAAGATGTAACAGAGGATCCTATTTTTGCTAGACAGCTTGTTTGGCTACGAGCTAATAATTACAGATGGACAGAGCTTGGAAAACATTTTGGCTACCATCGCAACACAATTAAAAACAAATATATTAAAATCTTAGATCGTCTTTGCCAAAAAATAAAAAAAGAAACTAAGCTTGACGACTTGAGCAAAATTCTCTATTTAGTTTGATATCCTCAAATTACTAGTACATCTAAAATAATATTAAAATCTTAATCTTGAACATCTATCATTCTTGGTATAATAGACCATTAGTCTTTTAACCGTACATGTACGGATTTCAGTTTATCAATGTTAAGTTTTTATTATCCAAAAACCGAGCATGGCAGCTAGACACAAATACCGTTTGCAATGTCAAACAATCAACAAACAAAATAAACTACCTTGTAAAGCATCCGGGATCTTAACTAAAAAAGGTACGATCCGTTGCCGAATACATGGAGGCTGGAGTACCGGAGCTAAGACCGTTGAGGGTAAAGCACGATCATTAAAGAATTTAAAACAATATAGACATGACACAGAAACTAGAACTGACACCACAGATCACGACAGAGATTGAGACTTTGCTTATGAACGGAACTCCATTAACTTCCATTTGCAAGACCAAAGGTTCTCCATCGTTATCCAAAGTGTATGACTGGATTAGAACAGACAAGGCATTTGCTGAGCGTATCTTGACAGCTCGTAGGATTGCAGCACAGACATATTTAGACAAGATGATTGAAGAGCTGGAAGGTGCGAACAACCAGAACATTACAGTAGTGAGAGAGAAGCTACATCATTACAGATGGATGAGCAGTAAGCTAATACCTATCTATGGAGACAAGGTAGAGCAGAAGATAGATCAACGCATTGAGATTAATTGGAATACATCAGACGATACAGATGTCATAGACTTGGGTAGTAGAGACGTAACAAATAAAGGCTCGCACACGACATGAGGTACGGAAATAGTTAAAGGAAGTCAAAGTGTTACCATACCTGTTACTATTTTGTAATTAAGCTTTGGTTTTCCTAGCTAGTCATGCCGATTAGTTATCGGACTCCATTATTTTGCAGAGCATTTATTTATTTTTATTGAGGTACTATACCCCCAAATCACTACCGCATAGTCTTATACATATATTACCCATCAGTAAGACAAACAGACAGACATATGAAAACAAAAAGAACTATCACTGGTTACTATTGGAACGGAAAAAAACTCATTACCCTGTATGCCAAAAAAGCCTAAGAAGAAATACAAGAATGTTACCGCCATCAGTTTTACGACTTCTTATCCAGAACTAATTATTAGCTTCTCGGGTTTTGAGCGTGAGAATGATTGCTTAGAGTTTTTAGACTTAGTGTTTCAAGGCTTGGATATGCAGCACCATAAAATTACGGAACCAGTAACCTTACATTAATGAAGTTTCCTAAAAAGAAATATAATATTATTTATGCGGATCCTGCTTGGTATTTTAAATCGTGGAGCAAAAAAGGCGAAGATAAAAATGCTACCAAGCATTATGACTGCATGTCTATACATGATATTTGTAATTTACCTGTTGGCAATATTGCTGATGACAACTGTATATTATTTATTTGGGTTATTGATCCAATGCTTCCAGAAGCTTTTAAAGTTATTGAAAGCTGGGGTTTCAAATATAAAACAGTAGCCTTTACATGGGTTAAAGAAAATAAAAAGTCTAACTCATTTTTTACAGGCTTAGGATATTGGACCAGATCAAATCCTGAGATGTGTCTTTTAGCTACCAAAGGAAAGCCAAAAAGATTGTCAAGATCAGTTAGACAATTAATTACAACCAAGCTTAGAGAACACTCCAGAAAACCAGATTGCACTAGAGATAAAATTATAGAATTAATTGGAGATCTTCCAAAAATAGAATTATTTGCAAGACAAAAAACTAAAGGCTGGGATGTTTGGGGTAATGAGATATGAAGATTACAATACCTTATACGCCAAGAAAACAGCAGGCGCATATTCATAAAGAATTAGATAAGTATCGCTATGCTTTACTCTGCTGCCACAGGAGGTTTGGCAAAAGTGTGATGGTTATCAACCATCTTATTCGTAGTGCTTTGACTAACAAAAATCATGCACCACGACTAGCATACATAGCGCCGACTTATTCTCAGGCTAAGAAAATTGCTTGGGATTACTTAAAATTTTATACCGAAAAAATACCCGGAGTAAAATGGAATGAGTCTGAACTTAGATGTGATTTACCAAACGGAGCTAGGATCAGCTTACTATCTAGTGAAAATCCAGATTCTATTCGTGGAATCTATTTAGATTTATGCGTGATCGATGAAGCAGCTCAGATTAATCCTACCTTGATAGACGAGATAATTACGCCAGCTCTATCGGATCGTAAAGGTAAAATGATTTTAGTAGGTACGCCAAAAGGAATGAATAATCTTTTTTATGATTACTTTCAAAAAGCGCAAGGAAGCGATGCTTGGTTTTTATATAAAGCAAAAGCTTCTGATACTGGAATTGTAGATGCAGAAGAATTAGAGGCGGCCAAAGAAGTTATGGGAGAGAGTAAGTATTCCCAAGAGTTTGAGTGTTCTTTTATAGGAAACATACAAGGTTCTATTTATGGAGAGCTTGTTAATCAAATAGAAGATAAAAAACAAATCGGCAGCGTTCCCTATGATCCAGCTTATCCTGTTTCAACTTCATGGGATCTCGGCTATGGAGATGCTACCGCTGTTATATTCTTTCAACAAGTTAATCATTCATTACACATTATTGATTACTACGAAAATAATAATGAGCCACTGCCACACTACGCAGAGGTATTAAAGGCAAAGCCATATATTTATAAAACTCATTATGGACCGCATGATTTGGATCAGACGGAGTTTAGTTCGGGTAGAACTAGAAGAGAAGTAGCTTATCAATTAGGAATTATTTTTAGAGTAGCACCAAGAATTTTATTAGAAGATGGAATACACGCAGTTAAAATGATTTTGCCAAGATGTAAAATCGATAGTGATAAGTGTTCCAAATTACTTATTGCTCTTCGTCATTACCATAGAAAATTTAATGACAAGGAAAGAGTATATAAAATAAAACCAGTTCATGATTTCAGCTCTCATCCAGCGGATGCCATGAGATGTTTAGCAACAGCTTTACAAGACGATACAACAAACAATTTGATCCGACAGCGAGAAGCTGAAAGTTCATACAACATATTATAGGAAAAAAAATTATGGGATTTTTAATGCCAAAAGCTCCAGCAATGCCACAGATGGTAATGCCAGAAGTAAAAGATGTTCCAAATTATGAAGATGAGGAAAGAAAACTTACCGAAGCGAAAGAACTAAAAGAAGCTACACGAAAAAGAAAAGGTAGAAGATCTACTATTCTTACAGGCGCTGATGGTTTGAATGCTCCTACGGATGAAGAACTAACGAAGAAAACTTTATTAGGAGGATAGTATGGGAGGATTTTCAAGAGCGGTTACAAAAGCTGTAAATATGGGAGCTGTTAAAAAAGCTCCAGAAGTAACCCCACCAAAAGTTTCTCAAGATATTCAAAAAGCTGCTGTTAAAGAAGCATCTTCTGGACCAACAGCTGTAGAGATGTCTGAGGATTCATTAAAAACAAAGCGTAGAGGAAGAAGAGCCACCATCTTAACTGGACCAGAGGGATTAGGAACCTCATCTACTTTAAGCAAAAAAACTTTACTAGGAGGTTATTAATTATGAGTTTGTATAAAAATATCAACAAAAGAAAAAAGGCAGGAACTTCAAGATCAAAGAAGAAATCAACCATCTCTGCCAAAGCTTACAAAAATATGAAAGCTGGTTTTCCCAATAGCAAAAAAAATAAAGCTAAAAGAAAAAGAAAAAAATAAATGCAATCAGAAGAATACAGAAAACTAGCATCCGAATTAAAAGATAATTTGTCTAGGCTTATGGAGCGTAGATCTAATTTCGAAAGTCATTGGCAAGAAGTTTCCGATTACATGCTGCCAAGAAAAGCAGATATAACCAAAGAACGATCTCGAGGCGACAAGCGACATACATTAATTTATGACGCTACTGCCATACATTCTTTGGAGTTATTGGCCAGCTCCTTACAAGGTATGCTGACAAGTTCTGCTAACAGATGGTTCAGCTTACGATTTAAAGAAGCGGAGTTAAATAATAATGATGAAGCTAGAGAATGGATGGAAAGCGTTATTGATAAAATGTATCTTGCTATTTCCAGATCTAATTTTCAACAAGAAGTATTTGAATGCTATCATGATCTAATCGCTTTCGGAACTGCTTGCGTTATGATTGAAGAAGATCAAGACGATATTGTAAAATTTTCATCCAGACATATTAAAGAATTATATATATCTGAAAATGCAAAAGGGTTTGTAGATTGTATTTATCGTAGATTTAAAATGTCTGCCAAAGCAGCGGTAGAAAAATTTGGAGCCGATAATGTAAGTAAAGAATTATTAAACCTCTACAAAAAATCTCCCTTTGATGAGATTGATTTAGTACATGTAGTCAAGCCTAGAGATATTTACAATCCTAGAAAATTAGACAAAAAGAATATGCCTTTTACATCTATCTATTTTGAGATGGAGACAGGACACATTATTTCTATCGGTGGGTTCAGAGAGTTCCCTTATGTCATTCCAAGATATTTAAAAGCTTCGAATGAAATCTACGGCAGATCGCCGGGTATGAACTCTCTTCCTGATGTTAAAGTTCTTAACAAGATGGTAGAAGTTGGACTAAAAGCGGCACAGAAACAAGTGGATCCACCGCTCTTAGTACCAGACGACAGCATGATCTTGCCAGTACGAATGGCTCCCGGATCAATTAATTATTACAGAGCTGGAAGTAGAGATAGAATAGAACCTCTAAATATTGGTGCTAACAATCCTTTAGGATTAAATATGGAAGAGCAAAGAAGAAGAGCAATCGCTCAAGCATTTCATGTAGATCAGTTACAAATTACAGAAAACAGAACCATGACGGCAACCGAAGTACAAACTCGTCAAGAAGAAAAAATGAGAATACTTGGACCGGTCTTAGGAAGATTACAATCTGAATTATTGCAGCCTATGATTATTCGGATTTTTAATATTATGTTACGATCCAATCTGTTTCCAGAAGCTCCAGAAATTTTAGACAATCAAGAAATAGATGTGGAATATGTATCTCCAATGGCTTTGGCACAAAAAGGTCAAGAGCTAAACGGTATCATGAGAGGATTAGAATTGTTTGGATCTATTTCGCAAATGGCTCCACAAACTTTGGATTACATTGATCCAGCAGGTTTGGTTAAAAATATTATTAAAATTCTAGGTTTGCCAGCAACGATGATTAGATCGGATGCGCAAGTACAGCAAATCGCAGAAGAAAAAGCGCAAGCGCAAGCTCAGCAACAAGAAATGATGCAAGCAATGCAAGAAAGCGAAGTTGCTAAGAATGCAGCACCAGCCATAACCGCTATAGGAAATGCAGAACAATAAAAAATTACTTGATTTAATCGATCATTATAAAATAGTTTTTGGATCTGACGAGGGTAAGTCCGTCTTGGAAGATTTAGAAAGAAGATGCTTTTACAATGTAACTACATTTAGTAAAGGCGACACAAACGAAACAGCTTTTTTTGAAGGTCAAAGAACGGTCTTGCTTTTCATTAAAAGTATGCTCAACAAAAAAATAGAAAAAGAAAAGGAGTAATCTAAATGGATCAGACAACTGAACAACCGATTGTTCAATCTGATGTACAGCAGACAACTACGCTTACAGCAGACAGAACCGAAGTTACGGAAGCACCTCAGACTAATGAGGCTCCTGTAGCAACAACACAAACAACAGAAGTTGATTTTAAGTCTTTAATACCAGAAGCGTATAAAGAAGAAAAATCATTACAAAATTTTAACAAGATGGATGATTTTGTTAAATCTTATTTGCATTCACAAAAGCTAGTAGGGTTAGATAAAATTCCAGTGCCGAACAAGCATGCTACCGAAGAGGATTGGAAAGAGGTTTATAAAAAACTTGGATCTCCAGAAACTCCAGATGGTTATCAATATGATTTGCCAGCGGAAAATAATTTAAACGAAGAATCGTTAAAGTCTTTTTCAGAGCAAGCAGTTAAATTAGGTTTGTTACCCAATCAAGCTAATGGCATTGTAAAATATTATAATGATTTAATGGAACAGTCTCAATCAGACATACAAGCTAAATCTGAATCTGCAAGATTAGATGCAGAAGAAGTTTTAAGAAAAGAGTTTGGTCCATCGTTTAATAATAAATTAACAGGAGCTAAAAACTTAGCCACTGCTACTTTAGGAGAAGAATTTTTAAATACAACTTTATTGCAAGATGGTTCTAAATTAGGAGACAATCCAACAGTGGTAAAAGCATTTGCATCTTTGGCAGAAAAATTATCCGAAGATACTATTATCAAAGGAGATACTCCATCGTATATGACAACCAGCGAAGTTCAAAAACAAATTGATTCTTTGACACAGCAAGGTTCTCCATATTGGGAAAAAGCTCATCCAAATCATAAACAAAATGTGGATGAGGTATTTAAACTGAGACAGCTTATTTCTTCATAATGGCTGACGGTTTAAATCCTTTAGACGATGTGGAAATAAAATTAGAATGCCTTAGACTGGCGGTAGAGTTTGCGCCAGAAAGTATTAGATTAGATCCGCTTAAAAAAGCGAGTATTTATTATGATTGGGTGCATTCCAAAAAAAATTCAACGAGACAATCTAAAAAGACCTCGTTCAATAAAGACAAAGTGTAGTCTATAAATATACAGAAGCGATCTCTCATTCGAGAGGCAATCAAATCGATTATATTAACCAACAACAATAAGGAGATATAGTTATATGTCATCACAAATAACTACGGCTTTCGTTGAACAGTATTCAAATAATGTTCAAATGCTTAGCCAACAAAAAGGCTCTCTTCTTAGAGGAACTGTTGATGTGGAATCAATCGTAGGAAATAATGCTTTCTTCGATCAAGTTGGTGTGGCTACTGCTCAAAAAAGAACGAGCAGACATGCTGACACTCCACAATTAGACACTCCTCATTCGAGAAGAAGAGTATCGTTGGTTGATTATGAGTATGCTGATCTTATCGACAATCAAGATAAGGTTAGAACTCTAATCGATCCAACTTCATCTTACGCAATGGCAGCTGCATATGCACTTGGCAGAGCAATGGATGATGAAGTAATTTCAGCAATTTCTGGAACAGCTTTCACAGGACAGACTGGTAGTACATCTACTGCTCTTCCATCTGGACAGAAAATAACTGAAAGTGGAACAGACGGACTAACAATAGCAAAATTAAGAACTGCAAAAGAAACTCTTGATAGCGCTGATGTTGATCCATCATTACCTAGATTTTTAGTTGTAGGACCAAGACAAGTTTCTGATTTGTTAGGTACTACTTCTGTAACATCTAGCGACTTTAACAGCGTGAAAGCTTTAGTGAATGGCGAAGTTGATACTTTTATGGGTTTCAAATTCATCACATCTAACAGGCTTTCTATCGCTTCTTCTAAAAGACTATGCCTAGCCTATGTTGGCGATGGTGTTAAGTTAGCTCTTGGTCAAGACATCATGACTAGAATTGATGAAAGATCAGACAAGGGATACAGCACTCAAATTTATGTGTGTCAATCCGTTGGAGCAACTAGAATGGAAGAATCTAAAGTTGTAACAATACAAGCTCACGAAGCTTAAACAAAAGGAGAATAAAAAATGGCAAGTGTTAAAGGTGTAAATTACACAAACATAACAGCTACTCCGATTGTAAAAGCGGATAGCGAAGTTGCTGGGGGAAAAGTTAGAGTATCTTATGATAACTACGAAGCTTCTTCTTTGGCATCTGGATCAGACATTACGATTGGTAGAGTTCCAGCTAATGCAACTATAATAGATGTTGTTCTAAAGTGTGATGCTTTAGGCGGATCTTCAACTTTAACAGTTGGAGACAGCGGAGACGCTGACAGATATTTAGCTGCTGTAGGTACTTGGAATGCTGCTGGTCAAGCTCAATCAATGTTAGCTGGCTCAACAGCTGCTAATACTGCGATGACTGGTCTAGGTTACAGAACAACTGCGGAAACTGATATTATAATCACAACTGGAGGAGCAACTATAAGTGGCTCTATTCATTGTTGGGTTATGTACACAGTTGAGTAGTCAATAATCAATACTTTGGAGTGTGGCGGTGTAGCAAAGCGAGGCCGCCACCTCCTCTCAATTTGATAATGGCAAAAACAATTTCAAGAAATAAAAAAAATTACAGACCTACTAACAAAGGTGCTGGAATGACAAGAGCTGGAGTAAAAGCTTATCGAAAAGCTAATCCGGGATCTAAACTAAAAACAGCAGTAACTGGTAAAGTTAAAAAAGGATCAGCTGCTGCAAAACGAAGAAAATCTTATTGCGCTAGATCAGCAGGACAACTGAAAAGATCCTCTGCAAAAACTAGAAACAATCCTAACTCAAGGATTAGACAGGCTAGAAGAAGATGGAAATGTTAAAAAATTTTAATAGTAAAAAAGTAGGAGAAAAAATTTAATGGCAAGTGTAGTAAATATGTGTAATTCAGCGCTCAATCTTTTGGGTGCAAGTACAATAATTTCATTAACGGATGACACAAAAAATGCAAGGCTATGCAATCAAAGATATGAACCTGTTAGAGATAGAGTGTTTAGATCTCATAATTGGAATTGTTTAATCAAAAGAGTTCAATTAGCTAGAAATAGCACAGCACCAGTCGTTGAATTTAGTTATGCTTACGCATTACCATCAGACAGTTTAAGAGTATTAAAAGTTCATAACGGAACTACAGATAGTGTTGAATCAAGCTTAGAATATAAAATTGAGGGTAAAAACATTATAACAAATGAGGGTACTGTATATGTTGTTTATGTTGCTTTGGATACGGATCCCAATAATTATGACAGTTATTTAAGAGAAAGTATTTCCCACCAATTAGCTGCTGACATTTGTTATGCAGTAACTAACAATGCAACTCTTGCAAATAATTATATGGCAAGAGCAGACGAAAGATTAAGAGAAGCTAGATTTGTAGATGCTACTGAAAACTCTTTAGATACGATTGAAGCAAACGAATTTACCAACGCAAGATTATAATGGCGGTACATAGTGATTTTGATCCCGGATTGATGGAGGGTTATCAAAAACCTAAATACTTATTACATTTTCAATTTGGAGATAGCAGCAAAGTTTATCGTTACTCTTTAGTAGAAACTATAGATCAATCACAAATTCATCACAGATTAAAAACAAAAAAAGATGAAGTGAATTTAACACAGAAAGAAATTTGGAAAAAAAAATATGCCAAGAACCACAGCAGCATTAAGTAGTTTTGTTTCTGGAGAATTTTCTGCAAAATTAGATGGCAGAACTGATTTTGACAAATACTCTTCTGGATGCAAAACTTTAGAAAATATGTTAATACATCCTCAAGGTGCAGCTGCACGAAGAGTAGGAACTCAATTTATATCTGCGGTCAAAACAAGTTCTCTAAAAACAAGATTAATACCTTTTGAATTTTCCACTACACAAACTTACATTTTAGAATTTGGAAATGAGTACATTCGGTTTTATAAAGATAAAGGTCAAATAACGGATAGTGGATCTGCTTATGAAATTTCTTCTCCATACTTAACAGCAGAACTGTTTGAAATTAAATTTGCTCAATCAGCAGATGTTATGTACTTGGTGCATAAAAATCATGCTGTAAGAAAACTAAGTAGAACTGGACACACTAGTTGGAGTTTAGCAGAGATAGCTTTTACAGATGGTCCATATCTATCGGAAAATATAACAGCTACAACTCTAACTCCTGCATCAGCTTCTACTGGAACAGGTGTAAATATTACTGCATCAGCTATTACTGGCATCAATGGAGGCGTTGGATGGCTTGCAACAGATGTTGGAAGAATTATATCTATGAACAGTGGTTTGGCTACTATTACAGCTCGCACTAATTCAACCGTTGTTGTAGCTACTATTACTAAAGCTTTTAGCAATACTAATGCTATTACAGATTGGAAGCTAGGAGCTTTTTCTGGAACTACTGGCCATCCAAGCTGTGTTTCTTTTTTTGAACAACGATTAGTATTTGCAGGTACATCAGCAGAACCACAAACTTTATATTTTTCTAAATCGGGAGATTATGAAAATATGACTACGGGAACTAATGCAGATGATGCGATGGTTTATACGATTGCTTCTAATCAAGTAAATGAAATTAGATATTTAAAAGCTGTACGAACTTTGATTGTAGGAACAACTGGTGGAGAATTTACAGTATCGGCAGATGGAACAGATGCTGCGGTTACACCTACTAATGTTACGATTAAAAGACAAAGTAGTTTTGGATCTGCTAATGTAGATGCGATACCCGCCGGGAATGCAGTTTTGTTTTTACAAAGAGCTAAAAGAAAAATTAGAGAATTACAATATAACTTTGACCAAGACGGATACATTGCTCCAGATCTTACTATTTTAAACGAGACTGTTACTGACAGTGGAATAGAAGAAATGACTTATCAACAATCTCCAGATTCTATTTTATGGTGCGTAAGACAAGATGGAATTTTAGCTGGTCTTACTTATCAAAGATCAGATAATGTAGTTGCATGGCATCGTCATATTTTAGGTGGAAAATCTGATACAGGGAAAAACATCATACAACAAAAAATTAGTTTCACATCTAACACAACTATAGTAAATGTAACTAATAATACTATTACTTTGAGTTCACATGGATTAACAACCAATGATCCTATTTATTATTATGCTGCAAGCAATCCGATTGGTGGATTGACAAGTGGACAGCTTTATTTTGTTATAAGAACAGATGCTAATACTATTAAACTTGCAACTACAGCTGCAAACTCTGCTGCTGGAACTGCGATTGATTTAACCTCTGCTCCTAGTTCAGACACTACGCAATTTATTTATCAAGGCGTTAATATAGCTAACAATGTTTTATATTCATCATCACATGGATTAAAAACAGGAGATATTATTTTTTATGATAATGTTGGAACTTCTATTGGTGGATTATCAGAAAATGTTTCTTATTATGTATCAAGGGTAGATGACGATCAGTTCAAATTATATACCGATAGCAAATTAATAACTTCTGTTACTTTAACCTCTGCTCACACATCTGAGCAAGTAGATAATATTTTACAAGATGCGAAAGTAGAAAGTGTTGCTTCAATATCAGGAACTTTAAATGAAGATGAGCTTTGGGTAATTGTAAAAAGATGGGTTAATGGTGCAGAAGTAAGACATGTTGAATGTTTTTCTGATTTCGATTTTGACGAAACTGCTCCAGAAGATTTTAAATTTTTAGATAGTCATTTATCCTATAGCGGTGTTGCAGTTACTTCGTTATCTGGATTATCACACTTAGAGGGAGAAACTGTTTTTATTCTTGCAGATGGAGCTACACATGCAACTAAAGTAGTATCATCAGGAGCTATTACTTTAGATCGAGCTGCTAGAAAAGTAGTCGTAGGATTGCCATATAATAGCGTCTTGCAAACTATGCGTATTGAGGGTGGAGCAGGTCAAAACGAGGGAACGGCACAAGGTAAAATAAAAAGAATTTCAAAAGTGATATTACGATTGTTTGAAACTGTTGGTGCTAAAGTGGGACCAAACTTAGACACATTAGAAACCGTACCATTTAGAACTACCTCTAGCGCAATGGACTTGCCTGTTTCTACATTTTTAGCTGGAGACAAAGAAGTAGAATTTAGAGATGATTACAATACAGACGGATTTATTTTTGTAAAACAAGATCAGCCATTACCATTAACGGTACTAGCTTTATATCCAACACTTGTAACATCCGATGGATAGCAAATTAGTTTTGTTTAAAAAAGAACACGCAGACGAAATTGTAAGTCTTGGAATGAATGATAAGCTTATGGAAATAGATGCAGGTTTTAAAGAAAATAGAATTTGTGATTATTCAGAACCCGGCAATGCTGTAACCTTGTTAGTTAATAATAAACCTGTATTTAGTTGCGGTGTTATTATTCTTTGGGATGGAGTTGCAGAAGCTTGGGTTATGGCCAATAGAAATATTTATGAGTTAAAATTTTTAGCGGTACGAACAATCATTGAATTACAAAAAAAACATTGTAAGAGATTAAAAATAAGAAGATTGCAAACTTCGGTCAAAGCAGATTTTAAATTAGGTTTAAGATTTGCTACATGGTGTGGTTTGGAAATAGAGGGTTTAAAAAAAAGTTATGGTCCAGACGGATCAGACTATTATCAATTAGCGAGGATTTATAAATGAGTTTTGTAGGAGATATTTTTGGTGGCATTGCAGCTAAAAAAATGGGGAAATATAATCAAGCATTATATAACCAAGAAGCAAAGTTAGCAGAACGAAATGCTGAAATTAAACTAAAAACATATGAACAAGTCGATAAGCCTAGAATATTAGCAGCTCAAGAACGAAATAGATCCAATCAATTTGTGGCACTTATTAATAGTGGTGTAGATGTAGATCGTATTGGTGGATCTCCGTATCTCACGATGTTAGCGCAAGGCATAGAAGATGCTTTTGAAATTAGTATTGGCGATTACAATTCTACAGTTACTTATCAAAATGAGCTTAACAGTGCATCTTTATTGAAAGCTAAAGGAGCTGGCGAAGCTTTCAAAGGCGAGATGGCTTTTCGCACAGGAGTTATTAAAGGTATTGCTGGAGCTTCTAGTAATTATAATAGCTCGGGAAGTATTTTATCAAGCTAATGGCAGTAATTAAAATTAATAGATCTCAGGGAAGAATTGTAGCAACACCAACGCCAAAGGTAGGCGCTTTAAGTTTAGATATGAACTTAGCTATTATGCAAGGTCAAGCCATTTCTAAGCTTGGTAAAGTAGTTGAGGATGCTAATAAAAAACGAAGAAAAGAACAAGAAGAGCTTGATTTTAGACAAATGGAGCCAGAGCTTTTAAAAAAAGTGTTAGAAGCAAAAACCAAATATAGCAAAAGTACCAACATTGCAGATGTTAATAGTTTCTTACAAGAAGCCGATCCTAAAAACTTTACTTCATTAAGTACTGGCAAATCCAAAGGCGTTCAAAATAAAGTTAAAAATTTTTTATACGATCAAAGAACTAAACAGTTTGGTAAATTATATACGACCATTACTAGCAATCATGCTAAAGCATTATATGCTGGAGACGACCAGTTAATTATTGATCTTGAAAAAGAAGAAGCCAGCAATGATCCTATAGCAAGAAAATTAGCAAAACAAAAAAAAGCATTGTTATTTAATTCTCCAGAATACATACAAAGACATGGTATAAAAAAAGCAAGAGAAAATAAGAACAAAAGCGAGCTAAGTGTTTTTGAAAAACAATTAATTTTAAAAACAAAAAACGAAGCAACAGATATAATTAATGATGGAGCTAGAATTACAAAAGTTCTTGGAGATAAAAAAGCAAGATATTAT